AGTGAGTTTCTCAAGACTGATGAGGTCTCCCATATACTCTTCCACATATCCCCTTCCGTAGTCCTCGCCATCAATCTTGGAAAACCTAAGGGGGATGTAAGGCATTCTATCTTTCTTAAAGGTGCCTTCAGAGCCGGGGACAATAGTCCCTTTGATTTCCTGATGGACAACCCATTCGTCCCCATAAAGACAAACAGAAGTAAACAGCTCGCAGTCTTTATCCGGTGAATCTGATTCAGTGTAACCAGCAGCGGCTTTTAACTCATCACTTAGCGTAGCGTAAGCTAGAGTTTCTTTAGTAATTATTTTAACAGGGTTCCCCATTGGGTCCCTCTGAACAACAAAGCGGTCTAGATGGAAGACTCTAAGTCCTCCTTCTTCTGGTAAATAAAGAAGAGAGTTACCTGTAACTACGAGGTGCTTAAGAGCTTCATGGACTCCTACTCTATAGGACTGTCTACTAACCTCCTCCATTACGGATTCCTCTACTTGTTGTAGAGCGGCCTCCATCTCGCTAAGCATTTCTTCAGTAGCGCCTTCTTGCCTGAGGATGTTTTCGTCAAAGTTAAGACGGAAGAATGGGGCATTAGGAGCCAGTAAGGCTAGTAGTAACTTTGAAGCTAAATTGTTGACTCCTCTTGCTCCAATGCCCTGAAAGGGTGTATTAAGGCGTGAGTGAGAATTGTGCCCCTCTTCAGGCATTAAGTAAGGAAGAGTCAGCTTTGAGGCCTCCCTTGCTCTGTCTAAAAAAGTTCTCCTACCCCCTTCAAGAGAGATGTATTGAGATTCTGCCGATGTAGGGTTCATTTAATTTTGAGAATCGACTGGTCCGTATTTAAGTAGCCAAGCATCAAAGTCTTCTTGGCTCCACTCTTCTTCATCGAGGTTCGTTTTTTCGTCCTCGTTTAGTAAAGCACCGTCGTCGTGTATAAGTAGATAAGACCCTCCGAAGCTTTTGGAGGACGCTACAAAGTCGTAAAAATATTTAGTGGTTGCGGTTGCAGAAACCGGAGCGCCCAGCATTTGTTCCCATATTTCCTTGCTGCGCTTTTCAGCGGTGTTCTTTGCTCGATATTTAATAAACCTAACCATTTTACAAGGAGGCTATACTGAATTGTGACATTGTGTTGGTCTCAGCGGCAGCTGCGTCAGTAGACGACAGGGCTGTAGCCCAGATAACAACTTCGTAAACATTACCGTAGAAGGTTCTGTCAGTAGCGCCGTCAGACTGGTAAGCCCATCTACGCCCAATTTGAAGAGGACCGTATCCGTAATCGTTTACATCTTTAGTGCAGTTGGTCTGAGTCAACGTCTGGTTTACACGAATCTTTTGTTCGTTCGTTGACAGACTTGGTTCGTATGAAGCTATGACAATGTCTTTCTGACCTGCTCTAGCCCCATTAGAAGAGGTCTGTTCCTGATAAGAGTTATCTGAAGCTTGCCCGATACTCCACGTATAATAACCATTACGGTAATAAAGTTCCGTTCCGTAAGCTTGGTAATAACGGGTACCAATGAGGCCGTAGTAATCTGTAGCGTGAACAGAAGAGTTTACTTGAACTACCGCGAGCTGAGTTCTGGTGTCGTCTGAGTTACTATGTGTAAAGGCGTTATCAAGATATTGGTTGTATGAGTTATCAAACCGAATCTCCACAGAAGAGCCTATAGTCGAACTCCCTCCCGTACTCAAATAAGGCTGCTTTGCGGCTGTTGAATTAGTAGCGTCATAAGAACCCACTTGGTCATACCACGTAGTTACCAGCCCTTGAGTTCCAGACAAAAAGGCCCCCAAAGTCATAGTACCACTGTAGCTTCCTGTGGTAACAGTAATAGCTGACGTAGAAGAAACCTGACCAGTAGCGTCGAAAGCTACATCAGCTTCGTCGCTGTCAGACGCTCTTCTAACTTTCAAGGCATTACCAGAATAAGCCGCCCTTAGCTTCCTGACGCTATACCCAGCAGCGGCTGTAGCCATGCTATCTACGTCAAGCAAAGGCGTTACCGAAGTAGAGGGAGGCGTCTTGAAGAGGTCCTGCGTCAACCCACGGGTCAACGAAGAGGTAAGGCCAGTGGTTATAGGCATACTCTACAGGGCTTTTTTCTCGTAAATAGGCCGAACAACGATGTGGTATTCTTCTGAGCCAGCTCCCGTGAAGACTACGCGAATCGAGTTCGCAGAAGTAGTAAACAAGGTTTGGCCGTCAGCTGTAAATTCAGCGTCAGAACCTAGGCTTTTCCACTCAGCTGCTTGCCCATCTCCGCTCACATCGTGTTGAAGAACTACGTTTGTAGCCTGAAAGCCAGAGCTTCCTCCGACTACAGAAAACATACCAGTTCCTCCGTGCCAGTCTAAAGTATAAGGCCCTGAGCCTCCTATCTTATATGCGGATATTCCTTCCATAATTTTTTTGGTTAAATAGTTCTAGCGCCCGCTCCTTGTGCTCCCGTTCTAGGGGTTGTTCTGTTGATTACGAGAGCGCGGTTACCGCCTTGTCTGTTAGTCCTACGACGTTGGTTCTGGGTGGGCTGCTGTATAGCGCCTACACGTGCCATAGCCGGGGGAGCGGGTGGCGGTGAAGGGCGTGGGGGTGGGATGTCTGGTCCTCCTAAGCACATTTTAGGTATCAGGGATTGATGTTAATGAGTTCTCTACTTGCTCCTCAAATTTGAGTAAGAGAAACCGTATAACAGACCTCTGCCCATAATGGTAGTCTAACTCTCGTATATCAACTCCGGGGCCGAAGTCTTGCTGTGGGAATCTTTCCTCTAAAGACTCAAGTAATTCTTTCGTAAGAAGCGGGAAAATGTTTTCCTGTGTCATATATGCCTTGTCTTATTTCTGAGGGGTCCAGAGGGTAATCTCCTTTGTCTTCTCGTTATAGTCTTTGTCGTGAAGAATATAGGCTAAACGGGCGGTTAACAGAGCATCGTCTTCTGTCATCCCTGCTTTCTCATAGGCTCCAACCACGGTCTCCCATGTGTAACCCTTCTTGTCCATGAGCTTCCTAGCCGTCACCTCTCCGATGCCCTTGACGCCCATGTAACCGTCAGCGGAGTCCCCGGCTAATGTCTGGACTAGGTGGAAGTCAGCAGCGTCTTGAGGGCTGCTCATCTTCTTGGTGTCCTTCAGGGGGTTATACCAAGCAATAGGGAGAGTCCCGAAGTCCTTGTCCCCAGAAACCGCTACCGTATTTGTAGGGTTTCTGGTGCATAGGATTCCTATTAGGTCGTCCGCTTCCATGTTCTCAGCGGTGACCCCACTGTATGTGCATTGTATCCACTCCACCAACCAACGAAGACCTAAGGGCTTTCGCTTGTCTCTTCGGTTAGCTTTATACTCAGGGAACAATTCTAAACGAAAATTCTCCCTTGGAGAGAATACTGGTAGGATGTTGTCTGACCTTAGCGTCTTGCTCAGGTTGTCGAAGAACCTGTCCACCTCTGACTTCATCTCAGTCTCAGAGGACATGAGGGTCCAGTGGTCGTCGTCCCACTTAGTCTCATACTCACTGGCGAACGCCGCCCTATAGGCCAGCATATCTCCGTCAACAACTAGTAGTGTGTCTTCCATTAGTGTGTCTCCTTCCAGTTAGCTCCCACGCTGTATTCCCCGTCAAGAGGGCAGCGGACTCCTAGCGTTTCTCCAGCCTTCTTAATGCTGTCCACAAACAACTGACCAAGCTCATCAGCACGGTCAGGGTCACAGGAGAACTGAACCTCGTCATGGACATTGCAGTGCATCTCATAGCCGTCAGCTACCTTAACAAACTCGTTGAGAGCTTGCTTCATAATGACCGCAGCTGCTGACTGACACAGTAGGTTAAGAGCTGAGAACGCTTTGCGAGCTGGGAGTATGCGTCCGTCCAGCCCAGTCAGCGTTCCGCTGTTGGTTACCTTGCGCTCCACGGTCTCCATGAGCGTCCTCACAGCGGGTATCTTACGGAGGAACTGCTCCTTCAGAGCCTTCCCCTCGCGCTCGCCTCCATCGACAATCTCCCCAAGTGCCTTATTACCAGCACCATACAACCACATGTAGATGAATTTTTTGCTTTCGTCACGTGTGCTCAGCCCCGCTGCTTCTTGGTTGGCGGTGTGGATGTCTCCGTCAACAATGGTTTTAGCGTAGCTACCTTTGTCCCACTGGGCTAAGTAGTGCGCCAAGACTCGCAGCTCGATTCCAGAAGCATCAGCTCCCACAAGAACCTTTCCGTCAGGTGCCTTGAATAACTCACGGCACTCGCCGCCATAAGGGGCGCGGGTGGCGGGTATCTGGGCTAGGTTTGGTTTCGAGTGCGAGCATCTCCCAGAGTAAGTGCCGTGGGTATTGACGTTACCGTGGATGCGCCCGTCTTTAACCATGCCCATCCAAGCATTCTTACCCTCAGCCAGAGCGCCAAGTCTCTTCTGGACGAGGAGGTATTCCAAGAGCTTGTCAGCAGCTGGAGTCCCTATCTCCTTCAGGACGACCTCGTTAATCTCAGGGCGCTTACCCTCATACGCCTTAGGTTTCCAACCGGATGCCATTAGTCGCTCCGCAATCTGGTCTCTACTTCCGGGGTTGAAGGGAATCGACTTGGTCTTGAATCCTTCCTTGTAAACGTCAGATGCTTTGTTCCCTGCTTCAACCGCGCTCTTCTTTGTCTTCCAAGTAGAGCCATCCGGGGTCTTCCAGATGGGAGTCTTGGTTTCAATAACGGTAGGCTCAAACAGCTCCTGTAGTTCCTCCTCCAGTTCTACCCTACGCTTCATTAGAGTAGCGGCAAGGTCTCTAGCCTTGTCCTCGTCAAAGGGAAACCCATTGCGAACCTGCTCCTGAATAGCCAACGCAAACTCATGCTCAATGAGGAGCATCTTCTTGCTGGGATTCTTCTCCATTAAGTGGTCATACAGAGCGCGGGTGACCCGAACATCTTGCTCGCAGTAGTCCTGCATCTCCTGACTCCACTCTGTCCAGTCTTCGGTAGCCCCGTGGTCGTCCTTATGAATACCAAGACGGACTCCCCAAGCTTTAAGACTATGACTTCCTGCTAAGGCGCGAGGGAAGTCGTCGTCTTTGAAGTCATCATTCTTCCTGTCAGGGTAGATACAAGTTGCCATCACTTTGGTGTCGATGACAAACGGGGGTTTAACAGACAAAGTATTATCCCTGTCCATCTTCAATAGAGCTGGCCAGTCAAACCCAATAGCGTTGTGCCCTATGATTTGGTGAGCAGCTCCTATGATTTCAAAGGCTCTTTGTAGAGCGCCTTCAGTCTGACTGTTGTATGAATAGAGCTTCCCGGTATCGACATCCTGTAAACAGATGCAGTGTATTGTGTGTAAGTCAGTCAACCGTTCCCAATCCGTAATGGCGTTGGTCTCGATATCGACTATTAGTTTCTTCATTTTCGTTGTGTGTTGATGAGGTCTGTTATCCGAATAAGGACACCTACCGATGTGTTGTTATCGCCGCCCCTTCTCTCTTTGTCCGTACCTTTAAGGGGCTCGACAATTTCTTTGAGGCGCTCGGCGGCAAGGAGTATGAAAGTTTCTTCAACGACAAAGCACCAGTAGTCTGCCTCCGAAGTAGCGAGCCCTGAAGGTTTACCTCTGGATTCATACTCAACAAATACATTCCCAGTAAGCTTGGCTTTCCTGTCTCGTTTAACTTCAACTTTTTTTCCTTCAAATATCTTCGCAAGAGCTTGCTCAGCCACTTGTCCGACTTTGAGGTCATAGCGGAAGTCGCTATTATATTCCATTTAGAAAGAGGGGGTTTCTTCATCATCGCTGCTTTCTTGTGTTTGTGTAATCTCCGCTTCTACCAGTCTGCCTGTCGTTTGGCTATAACGAAGTGTGGTTGCTAGGCCCGTGTCTCCACTGAACCTGTTCTTCAAGACGCGCACGTTTGTTAGATGACGCGACTCTGGGTCTTGCTGGTCACGCTCTAGCCCAACAACGCAGTCGGACAACTGAGCTATAGCCGCGCTACCTCTTAGCTGAGCTAGTGTGGTCTCTGCTCCGTTCTCATGGCCTCGCCCGTCAGGACGCTTGAGGTGACTAACCAATACCAACCCAAGCTTACACTCCTCAACTAGTCCACGTAGCTTGGTCATCGTGTTGTCGATGAGCCGCCTTTCGTCTCCACTGTCTATACCACTGACAACAATGGAAAGGTGGTCTAGGACAATATACTCAACGCCCAGAGCTTTAGCCATGTAGCGTATGTGGTTCAGTAGGTTCTCTGATTCAAGGGAACCCCAGTGGTCGTAGAAGAACATACGTCCGTTACCCACAGTCTCCTTAAAGGCTGTCTTGTAATCTTCATCCACCTTGATGGGCTCAAGGTGAAGGAGCTTGTTCATCTCCAGTCCTATGATGGAGTTGGCTGTTCGCTCAATGGATTCCTCTAAGGCGATGTAGCCAATCTTGCGGTAGGTATTCCTGATTAGATGGTGAGCAATCTCCTTGGTAACAGCGCTCTTACCAATACCTGACCCAGCGCACACGGTGACAATCTCTCCAAGACGCAGCCCGTGCGTCTTCTCGTTAAGCCCTACCCAAGGGTAAGGAACGCTATCGTTCACCTTGGTTGTGGTCAGACGGTCGAACAGGTCGGAGCCCTCCATGATTGTATCAGGTCTCCATACCTTGGCTTGCCAGTAAGCGTCTACCAGCTCTCGACTACGGCCCTCCATGAGCATCTCATTGGGGTCCTTCATGGTTAGGTGTGCAATCTTACACTTACCAGCAGGTAGGATATGACTACACTCCTCCGCTGCTTTGTTACCTGAGTCGTCGTTGTCAAACATGAGGACAATCTCCTCAAACTTATCCAACCACTTGAGCTGCTTTTTGAATACGCTCTTAGCTGATTGCGCTCCGCTAGGTAAACTAACCACGGGCCACTTACCTTCCCCAACTACTTGAGCTACTGTGAGGCAATCAATCTCACCTTCAGTAACCGTCAGACGTTTACCTCCGTTGGGCCATAGGTGCTGACCCCAGAAGTAAGTGGGACTACCTATAGCGGTGAAGTCCTTACCTTCAAAGCGGACCTTCTGGGCTACAATACTACGCTCCGGGTTTCGGTAGGTAGCGATGTGGCAGTCTTTCCCTAAGTGGGAACCGATGCGGTAGTCATACCGCTGACATACTTCCTTGTGTATGCCTCTTGTAGGGATGGACATGAAGTCCCCCTGTAGGAATTGGGGAACCGTCCCCGCTGTTGTACTCATTTCTTGTGTGTGTGTTTTTTCGCCAGAAGGAGGCGTGAACAGTCCGCAGACAAAGCACTTGGTGCTCCCGTCTTCGTTGATGGCTAATCCATCGCTGCTCCCGCATTCCTCGCATGGCTGGTGTGTGTTTACGAAACCCATGTCAGTGGTATGACCTTCTCGCACCACTCAAATCCATTCTTGTCGCACCAGTCAGCGTAGGTTGTCTTGCTGCTCTTGTTGAGTCGGTTCTTTGCGTTCTGGAAACAGAATCGAATGTCCAACTCAGGGTGCGCTTCACGAACTCGTAGATGCTTTGTCCGGTCTGCTGATGTGAAGTAGCCTTTAGCTTCTACAATGACCCCATTGGGTAGAATGAAGTCAGGCTTGTAGGTTCTAAAGACCGTGTAGGTCAGCTTTTCGGTCTCGTAGGAGAAGGCAACGCCCATCTTATCTAAATGACTCGCTACCTTCTCCTCGAAACGCGAACGAAAGCCCGACTTAGAACGGCGAGACTTTTTCTTCTTCGTCATTCAGGACATCTGAGAAGGCTTCTCCACTTGTGGTGTAACCTTCTGCTTCTGCTGAGAAGCTGGAGGCACCGCTACCTGAAGAGTATTCAACAAGCTCAAGAACCTGAGCCTCTCTCAAGCGCAAGGTATAACCGAACCCTTGAGAGGAAACGAACCAAGGATTAAAAGTCATACTCATCCTAATCTTTGAACCGGAGCCAATCTTAGGCTGGTCAAGGATGGGCTTAACCTGACTGTCGAACAGAGGGATGTTGAACTCCAACGTCTCTCCGTTACGAGTGATGACCTTCGCTTTTTGTTTGGCGAAGATTTCATAGTCCCCATCGTCAGTGATTCTGACAGGGTTAGACTGAGCCCTTCTGACTTCTTTGCCCTGCTTCTCGCACTCTGCTTTATAGGCAGCTTCAACAAGAGGGTCTACCTTAGCCTTGAACTCCTCAAACTCCTCCTTCGTAACGTGGAGCTTACAGCTGTAAACTCCCGCTTCATCGAAGGCGGTGTCAGGGTGAACGAGTTTCGGGTATACTGCGGTCCCAATAGGGCTTACTAGTTTAATGGCGTTCTTGCTCATTATGTGTTGTTATTTGTGTTTGTTCTAACTGAAGAGATACCGACTATGCTTGACTGTTGTTGGGTCAAAGGTTCCATACTCAGGTAACTCTGGGAACTCCAACTCGGGGTTGGAGTGCCGCAAGGAATTGTCCAGTTCCCCAAGCAAGTCAACAGAAAAAATGTCGGAAGCTGATTTTCTTATCGCGTCCGCTAGGTCCTGAGACTTGTTTGAATGGGTCCCAAACGAATCATGTATACAACAAAAATCCCAAATACCACGGGCGTTGGCGTCTATTACTGTCCTTGTAAGAATGCTAGCGTCGATGCTATGGACGAAGTTAGGGGAGATACCTTGCTTGGCTCTTGCTAAACTCAGCTCGTCAGTGCTGTCCCTGAAGTTAACCCACGTAGCTTCTCCAGCAATCTGAGTAGATACAGACTTACTTATTTGTTTGGTGTAGTGCTGAAGGACAGGGAATCCTGTAGGCGTAACCCATTCAACATCCTTACCTGCGCGGGTGAGAACCTTGGCTACTTCTTGAAGGTATTTCATGCACTTGGTTGGGCGGTCAAATACCTCATGGATTGCTTCCCATACATACTTAGCTAAGTAGCCTGTCACCTTGTAGCGCTCTTGTTCACTAAAGGGATTCTCCTCTTGGTTTTTTCTCAGCCTATCTTGATACCACTCGTCTACATAAGCGCGGCATGAATAAAAAGTCCCTCCGTAAGGGTAGACCATCGTCGGTCTTTTGGTAGCTTTTCTGTCTACACCAAACTCAATCCATTTTCTAGCTACTAGGTTTCCAGTAGCAGCGTCCTTGTTTAACTTGTCTACTACGTGGGACGCAATCACAGCGTAGATGTCCTGAGGAAAAGGAGTAGGAGCAGCGTTAGTCGCGTAAGCAGTCTCTTCGCAATGAGTCAAACAGGACAACAACTGAAGACCATTGTTAGTTGCGTCTTGGGCGCAAGGTAACTTGGTTTTGACTACTCCATTTCGCATAAACTCAGCCCACTCAAAACACCAAGCTAAATGCTGCCAAGGTTTGTCAGCGTCCTTCCAGCTTAACACTCCTTGTGGGTCGTCTGCTATTTGTTGTGCTTCTTCTGCGTAGCTGTAGGCCCACTCCACGCGCTCTTCTAGGGTGACTTTATCAAACCCGTATGTGTTGGCTCCGTGGATAGCTAGCCACTCAGCATCCTCTTTTTTCTTTACTCGTTCTTCTCTGTAGAACTGGAGCAACCCCCTTGACGGGTCAGCGTTTTGGACGTTCAGGAATGCAGGTATATTGTATACACGACCACGCCAATCGACGTTAGAAGGAAAGAAGAACCTATTACCTTCAAACTTGTTAGCTAGGTGCAGCACCTTAGCGGTAAGTAATCTTCTAGATTTGGTCGATAGGTTGAGGTCGTATATTTTAGCCGCAGCTCTTCTCCAATTTGTGTTGGCTTCTTTGTTTGTCTTAAAGTCTTTTGGGACAGGAGGAAACTCTTCGTCTTTTCTATTCGGGATGTCTCCTATGGTTACGTTATTATCCCACGCCCATTCCATAACGCTTTTTACCTTTGCGTTAATTTCCCACGGCGTCTGTTGGATAATGTTGACCGCTTCCATTGGTTCTTTGAGTGTCCCGATGGAGCGGAGGTAATCCATATTAGTGCTCTTGATAAAAGATAACGAAGGAAGTCTTTCGTCGTCCGGGTAACCGCCTGTCCATACGTTTGTCCAAGGCTCAGGCGTTTCGACAGTAGGTAACCAAAACGGTTCCACCAATTCTCTTTTCTCGTTATAATTTTCAATCCACTCAAGGAGTTCTTTAGTGGGAGCTACGAATCTTGTAGGCTTTCTCCCTGCTCGTTCTAAAATATAGACGTATTCAATTAAACCTGTGCAGTAGCGGAAAAGTTCTATGGCGTTTAGCCCCATGTTTAGCTTATCTCTTACTCCCCACCGTTTAAATTCAGGCATCAAACCCTTAGATACTTCGTGCTTCATAGAAGAACGAACGTGCCTGATTTTTGCTTTTAACCCCTTTCTTCTCCTAGCACCCAAAAGAATCCCTTGGCCTTTTGCCTCATTATTTTTTAGCAAAAACCTACAGCGTAATTCGTCTTCAATTCGGGCTCCTAAGAAAATACTAACCTGAGCTAGAGACCTTCTTTTGGTTATGCTGTCTATAATTGATTTTACCGCTATAAAAGAAATAACCTTAGAGCTTAGCTCTTGGATTTCTGTTTGATACCGCGCAGGGGTTTTATATCCGACTACTTTGTTTTTCCACTCTTCTATTTTTTCAGTGTAACCGGGTAGAACGCTCCGCATTAAAGCTTGCCCGTATCTTGTTTCTATTTCAGCTTCGCGGCTTTTTGCGCTTTCGACCTTAGAACGATATCGCCCAACTCCTAAAGTCAGCATATCTTCGTTTAGCGTGCTTTGTGTCAAGTTACCCACAATGGCTTTTCATATGTCGTTTATATCGACACGTCAACCGTATGTGTCTAAAACAACGGGCGCAATCGACCTAATGGCGGGCGCAATCGAACATGAT